CTGCGTGACCTGCGCCGGATCGATCGAAGCGGTGTTCGCCAGCGGCCCGCACAGGGCAACGATGCTGGGCTGCAATTCCGGGTGGCGCTGGATGGCCGAGTACGGCTGCGCGCACAGCAGGTCGTGCATCGTGGCCAGCGTGTTGTCGTCGAAGACCTGGATGCCAGCCTTCGCCTGAGTGGCTAGGCCCGAGTACATGCTTGCCGTCGTTGTGGTGCAGGCCGAGAGCGCCAGCGCCGCGGCGAGCAGCAATCCGACGAACAGCGTCGTGCCGATGGCGGGATGGGTCAGCTTCATTGCAGGGTCCTTTCGGGAGTGACGAAGGTGCAGTTGTCGGTGTCGGGGATGGGTGGATCGGCGCCATAGACCTTGCGCTCGATGCGATCCTTGGGAAAGAAGTGCGGCGCCGCGGCAGCGGACTTCACGCTCTTGTGCAGCCACTGCAAGTTCCAAACCGCGTCGGCCCCGCCGCACGCGAGGCTGACGACGTGATCCATCGACCAGTCCGGGCAGACTCCGGTGCGCAGGCCAGTCGATGGGCACGGGTGCGCCCGCATGAAGGCCGCCGTGACCTCGTCGCTGCGGATGATCTTTCCGGCGGCGTCGCGCTTGGGCGGGCCGACGTAGCGGTATTCCACCAGCGGATCGAGGCCCGCGCCTGGATAGGCCGGCTGCTGGCCCCAGGCGAGTCCGGCTAGCAACAGCGTGAGGAACATGGCGAAGCGTTTCATGGCAATGGTCCTTTCAAGGCAGGTAGCGCATGCCGGCGACGAACAGGGCCAGCGCAGGAGCGAAGCCGTTGCTGTCGCCCGGCTCGAGGGTGGCGTGACCGCGGTTGACCTCGTCGCGGCAGGCGTCGAAGTTCGCCGCATCGGCATAGCGGTTGATGTCGTTGGCGACCCAGAACTCGCCGGCCGCCAGCGCAGCCCATGGCAGCTCGGCGAGCTTGTCGGGCTCGGCTTCGAAGTCCGGTACACCCTGGTCCGGGAAGCGCAGGCGCAGCAGGTCGCGCATCAGCGCGTGGTTCTTGCGGCCGGTCACCTGGATGTCGCCGTGACCACGGAAGCGGCTGCCGTCCCCGGGCTGCGTGTTGCCAAGATCCTTGCGGCCTTCGTATCGTTTCTGCGCCGCGGTCGGGCCCCAGATTTCCCGGCAGTATTTGAAGCCGCCCGATTCGACGCCGACGTTGGCCAGGAAGCAGGCCTGCCGCAAGCGCGTGTCGAGCTGGTAGACCTCCAGCACGTTGCGGTACGCGTCCAGGCGGGCTTCGGCCCGATCGATGCGCGCACCGGTGGCTTGCGCGAGCTGTTGGGCGGTCAGGACGATCATGGCTTGCCCGCCGAGACGATTACCTTCCAGGCCGACACCATCAGCGACCAGCCCCCGAGCGCGTACACCGCGCCCAGGAAGATCACCACCCAGAAGCCCTTGCGCAACACGGCCCAGATTCCATCCAGCACGAAGCGCCCGGCGCTGATGCGCGCTTGCTGCTGCAGCATGTCCAGCCCCACCGCCCAGAAAGCTCGGGCCCGCTCCACCGTCATGGCCTCGTCGATTCCGGTGGCTACGGCCTCGCGCATGAGCTTTTGGACGTACTCGATCGTCTCCGGAGCAAGGCGAACGTGCGGGGTTGTGGCGGGAATGTCGGTGGGTTCGGGCATGGCGCGTTCCCTTTCTTGGGGTGGGTTTCGGGCATGAAAAAACCCGCGCTCGGGCGGGCTCTGTGCTCTGGGCTGCTCAGCCGCAAGCAGTGACAATTCCGGGACTTCCATGGGACACATGCCCCATACCGGGCAGGGACAGCGGCGCTGTAATGGGGGACATGGAATACAGCCCGGCATGAACAAAGACAGCGCGAATCTCGACCTGCTGCGCGCGCTTGCCGTCGGGATGGTGGTGTCCGGCCACATCGGCCTGGCGATGGGCTACGAGTTCCAGGTGCTCGGGCGCGTCGGTGTCGCGATCTTCTTCGTCCACACCTCCCTGGTGCTGATGCTGTCGCTGGAGCGCGCCGGCCCGGCCGCCCTGCCCTTTTTCGTGCGGAGGTTCTTCCGCATCTACCCGTTATCGGCGGCGCTGGTCCTGCTGGTGGCAGCGGGGCACGCGCTTGGCGGGATCGCGCTCGGCCCCGGCGAGCTACTGAGCAACCTGCTCCTGGTGCAGAACATCAGCGGCCACGAGCCGGTCATCCCGCCCATGTGGTCCCTGCCCTATGAGATCCAGATGTATCTCGTGCTGCCTGCGATCTTCGTGGCGTTGCGGGTCAGCCCGCTTCGGCGGATCTGGCTGATCTGGGCGGCTTCGATCGCGGTCATATCCGCGGTCTGGCTCGCCGGAGGGAACGTCACGCTGATCCAGTACCTGCCGTGCTTCCTGCCCGGCATCCTCGCCTTCGTGCTCGCTGGCCACGGGCGCGGCACGCGCAGCCCGCTGTTGCTGTTCGGGCTTGTCGGCGCCGGGGCGGCGATGATCACCTGGCTCGCGCTGGCCTATGGCGCGCCCACGCTCCCGATGTTCTGGCTGCTGTGCCTGCTGCTCGGGGTCACCATCCCGGCATGCCGCGAGATAGACCGCAACGGCTGGTTGGCCAAGGCGGCCAGTGTCGTCGCGAAATACTCGTACAGCCTGTACCTCACGCACCTGTTCGCCATCCATGCGGCCTTCTGGCTGTTTCCGGGTCTGCACTGGGCACTGAAGGCCGTCATCTTGCTTGCCGTGATGCTTGCCTGGGCGCGCGTGGCCTATCGCTGGATCGAGGCTCCCGGCATCGCGCTGGGCGCTCGGCTCGCGCTCAGGTGCACACAAACACGACCGGGCGCGCGGTCGTTGCCGGCGAGCCGCTGGTTTCACCAGAAGCGTTGAAGTAGCGCGTCTGCGCCTGCGTCCATCCGGTGATGCCCGTCAGCGTCATGGCCACGACCCAGGCCGAGCCGTCCCAATAATCCACAGTGAAGTCCTTGGGCGCCTGGTTGAAGTCAGCACTGTCGCGCGACCTGATCGCGACTTCGGTAATGTCCTTCGCGGCCGCGAACTGATACGCAACCCATGCTGTCGTTAGACCACTGTTGGATTCCCAATCGGGCTGGGCCAGGCTCGCGTCGAAAGCGTACTTCGCCCCCCACAGGACTCCACCGGAAACGGCACCGTCATATGCACTTGACGCGAAGGCGGCGCCGCCACTGCACTGATCCGAGCCGCCGGCCGTCAGGCGCATTTCAATGTCGCTGATGTCAAATACCGAACCTCCGTCCGCTGCCGTCACACGGACTCGCCATGCTTGCTTGAAGGCGGTGGTCGCGGCCATGATCCCCGTGTTCGCGCTGAGAACGGACCACGTTGTGCCGTCGTTGCTCTGATCGGTGTAGCCGCGCACGGAGAACAGCGTCGTCCATGCCGCGTTGTCGTCGGACCATTGCAAGTCGAAATCTATCGGTTCCTGCCCCAGCGCAGTCCGCGGGCGCCAAGCCATTTCTACTATGTCCTTGTCGGCGCCGGCTCCGAAATCGTAGGAAATCCAGTGCGGCAATGCGCCGGTTCCGGAGGCCCACTCACCGGTGCCGTTGTCGAACGCCTTGGCCGGCAGGAACGAGCCGGAAAAGCTCGAATCCGCGGCGGCTGTCCCGGACCCGGTGGCATCGGCACCGCCGATGGACTCGCGCAGCTCGATTTCCCGAAAGCCGGTCGAGCTGCCCGTGTAGTTGTTGGCCGTGACGTAGATGCGCCAGTAGCGGTGTGCAGCCATGGCTTATCTCGTGCCGGCCAGATCGATGCCGATGTTGGCCAAGGTGGCATCGGCGCTTGCCGGCGCCCACAAGGTCAGGTAATCGGTGCCGCCGGTGAGCGTGAAGCCGCTGGCGGCGATGAAGGTGGGCACTGTCCCGGCGGCCGCGAACCGCACCGTGCCGACGCTTGTTCCGTTGGCCGCGGTGGTCGCGTTCTTGCGGACATCGATGTCGGTCTGCGCCGCGGCCGCCGTCAGGGCCTTGCCGGCGCTGCCGGAAATCGCGGCCGCGAACGTGATGGTGGTAATGCTCGCCGGAGCCGCGAAAATCCCCAGCAGCGCGCTGGCCGTCGGCACGCCCGGATAGAAGAAATTGAGCAGGACCGGCTGCGTGCTCGGCGGGGTACCCTTGAACGACGCGGCAACGCTCTTGTTGTCGTCCAGCGCAGTGCCGGCCGCCATCAGCGTCAGGCCGGTGAATTTGTAGTAGCCAGCGGCGGCCGTGGGCAGGCCGGACCACTTCCACAGCTGCCACTTCGTGGCGTCATCCTCTTGCGCGAGGTGGATGTACCCGTTCGGGGGCAGCGACGCGAAGAACGTGGTCATGCTCACGCCGGCCGTCGTCGTGTTGTCCACGTACAGCGCCGTCGCGCTGGCCTGCGTGGCGTTGTTCCACTTGAACAGGCCCGCTCCCGGATCACTGTCGGCGGTGCTGCCGGTGTCGGAGGTAAAGACCTCGTCGGTGTCCACATCGGCAGCGCCGCTGACCAGTGCCAGGCTGGCCCCGATTTCCTGCAGCACCGCCTCGACGTCGGTGCCTGTGTAATAGGTGCCGACGTCGGCGACCGACACGTCGGCTGCGGCGGACGACCCGGACGCACCGCTGCCGAGTCCGGTGGTCCGGTAATCCGTGTAGCCGGTTACGAGCCCACCGGCGCACACGATCTCGTATAGAGCTTTGGCGCTGGACGCCAGCGGACCGGGCCAGCCGGCGGGTGCGGCCGTTACCTTGCTGACGACCCCATCGGTTTCCAGCAGGTAGTTCGTCGCCGCGTCGGTGAGCGCGATCGTGGCATTGGCGACCGTCGCGATCGTGCCGTCGGCCTTGCGGTACTTTCCGCCGTAGTAGCCCCACGTGAGCGCCGAGGTGGCCGACGCGCGCCTGCCGAACAAGGCGTTCTGCGACATCGCGTTCCACAACGCGTTCGCGGCGGCCTCCTTGGATGCCTGGCCCACTGCGAGTTCGTCAAGGTGGCTGGTGCTGTCGGACATCGGTGAACCTCGGAAAAGGAAAAGCCCGCGCGCGGCGGGCCTTCATTGGATTGGTGGGACGCTCAGGCGCTGCCGCTCGCGGCATGACCGCGCCCGACGGTGGCACTCAGCTGGTATACGCGGAAATAGACCGTGGTCTGCGGGCTGCCGAAATCTGTGGTCTGCTGCGCCGCGGTGTAACTGGCGCTGGCCGAGCTCAACCCGCTGATCGTTCGCTTTACCGTCGCATAGGTGCCATCGGCATAGATCTCGACCTCGTAGGCCTCGCTCACTTCGCCCAGGGGCACGTCGACCGAGTCGCGCCATTCGCCGCTGATGCGCCCTCGCCTGGTCCAGTTGATCGTCAGGTCCCCGGCCGCGTTGCGCCCGCCGCCCAGGTGCACCGGAGCGTACGGCTTCAGGCCCGTGCCAAAATTGGTGAACGCCTGGGCCGTGGCGGCCGCGAGCGTGGAGCCCGCGGTCACCGGATTGAACAGCTTGGTCGTACCAATGTCTGCAGTGGTCTGCGCGATGCGCACCAGGTTGGCGGTATTCAGCAGGACGAACCGATCCCCGATCGCATGGTCAGCCATAGCGTATTCGCTGCCCCTGCGACCGCGCAGGAATCCGGTGAGCGTGTACGAGCCGTTGGCCTGCAATGTGGCGTCTCGGAAGTAGAGGATCTCGTCGCCGATCACGCAGGCATTGGTGCCGGCCAGCAGCCCGGCGTAGTCGGTCGATGACAGCGTGCCATTGAGCAGCGTCACGTTCACCGAGTTGAGTTCGTCCGGGATGTTGCCCCCGGCGAAGTCGCCCAGCACGTCGGTGGTGTAGCCCATCGTCGCCTCGTTGGGCAGGCTGGCCAAGAGCGTGTAGCTGGCGCCGCCGTCGCTCGACGCGTACAGGGATGCGCCGGCCCAGGTCGCCAGCGGATCGCGTGCGCATGCCGCGGCGTAGAACCCGGCGTCGTCATCCGCGTCCCGGATCATGTTGATGTTCACATCAGCTCCAGGACGGTTTCCGAAGCGACCGGCACGCCGCCGCCGGCGCCGGGCGTGTGGTCGATCGGCGGCGTCTCGGTCACGATCACGTTGGGGGTATAGACGTTGCTGTCGTCGTGGCGGGCCTCGCACTGCAGGCGCCCGCCGGCGTACTTCACCTTTTCCAGGCGCATGGTGTGGCCCTGCACCACGATGATGTCGGTGGGTTCGAGGTAGACGTACTTGCGGGGCAGCGAGAACCGGTACGTGATCCGGCCCACCCAGGCGCCGTGCAGGTTCACCTCGGCGATCTCCTGCCCCTTGGTGTCGGTGAGCACCAGCGGAAGATCCATGGTCTGCTCGTCGCCACTGGCCCCGACCAGCCGGCGCGCATACCGGCTGGCACCGTCGTAATCCAGCGCCGCCAGCAGGTAGCGCACGTTGAGCGTTTGCGGCAGCTCGTTTTCCATCTGCCGCGTGGACTCCAGTGGATCGGGCGCCTCGGTGCCGCTCTCGTGGGCGCCGAGCTCGTCGTCATCGATCACCGCCGCGATGGCGCCGCCGCGCTTGACGAACTTGGCCACGCCGCCGGACTCGACCGCATCGAAGAGGTACGCCGGCGTCAGGGCGGTGATCGCCTCGCGCGCCGTGGTCGCCCGCTCGATCGCGTAGCCGTCCACGATGTCGGTGAGGGCGGTGACGTCGTACTGAGCGGACGCCAGTCCGGCGCGATCGGACAGGTCGGCCACGATCTCCGAGAGCAACTGGCCGGTCGGAACCAGCGTGCCGTCGGCCCGCCCGATATACCAGTTGTCGCTCTCCTGTGTGTAGCTCGTCCCGACCAGGTAATTGGCCGTCCACGGATCATCGGCGGTGTCCGACATGCTGACGTTGCCGCCGTCGCGCAGCGCGTACAGCAGGCCCGCCGTGGGCTGGTACAGCAGGACGTTCACGTCGGCGGTGCCGTGATAGCCGCCGGCGGCCTGCGAGACAACGGCCGGCGCGTCGGCATTCATGACCAGGAAATAATCGATCCCGAGGTATTGGACGCCGCTGATGATCACCTTGTTCGGAGAGCCCGGAACGAACGTGAACGGCGAGCCGATCGGGGCGGCCGGGAAGGAAAGCGTCGCGGAGTAGATCAGGCCGATGGGCGTGACCGGCCAGCCCGAAGGCGGGTAGGACGGGTCGCTGACGCTGACGTCCAGGGTCGACGATCCCGTCGTGCGGTGGATCGTCCAGATGAACCCGGTATTCGGATCCACTGCGATGGCGTGAGTATCGGCCACCGGCGCCGGCAGCCCGAGGTCCACCACGGCCGCCGCGGAAGACAGGGCGTGGCCGGTCAGCGTCTGTGCGCTGCTCAGCACATACACCAGCGGCGCCGCATCGTCTATGGGCTTCACCAGCCCGTACGAAGCGATCGAGCCGGAGGCGCCGGAGTCGGCCGCATAGGTCGCCGTCGGATCGTGGGTGTCCGGGTCCATCAGATACAGCGACACCCGATCGGCAGCGCCCGCCGACCCACCGGCCGCGAAGATGTAGGACCCGTTGTGATAGATCCCGCCCTTGAGCGACGCGCCCAGATTCGAGTCGGCTCCCACTGCAGCCGAAATGGCGTGCGTGGTCATGACACCGGTGGTGAGCGGCATCACCGTGTACTCCATGGCCGTCGGCTGAAACATGACGAACACCTGCCGGTCCTCGTCCCAGAACCAGCGCTCGGCCCCGCCCGAAGACGGGGAGTCGAAGGCGTAATGCTTGTAGAGCGTGTCGTCGCTCAGTTTGCGGATGATGACGCCGTGGTAGCTGCCAAAGTAGAACGCTGCCCAGTACAGGTCGGTGACCACCACCTGGCTGATCGAGACGACGCCCAGGTAGGCCGGCGCGGTGTCGGCCTGGACCTGCCCGATCTCGATCGTGAGAAACGGGATCCGGTTGCCGTCCTTGGCCAGCGGGAAATGCTCCAGCACGATGTAGGCGGTGCCGCGGTATGCGGGCACGTTGCCCACTCCCTCATAGGACTCCATCAGCGGGTCCGGCAGCTGGTCCTCAGCTCCGTTGTAGAACGTCAGCGTCGCGCCGGCATTGGCACCCTCGAGCGTGACGCCGTCCCAGATCAGGCGCTTTTCCGGGCCGGCGAAGATGCGGCCCAGCTGCTTGTTGGCGCCGCCCTCGCAGATCGCGACCGCGAAGTTGCCGTAATAGGAAAAGGTGCTGCCGCCGCTGCCGCCCTTGCCGCCGGCGTCGCCCTCTTCTTCCACCAGGTCCGAGGCCCAGATCACGTTGCCGCCGATGGCGATCGTGCCGTAGGTGATCGGGATCGGGCGGCCGTATTCCGAGGATTGGGGCTTCAAGTCCTCCAGCCGGGGGCCGTCCACGGTTTGCGGGAACAGCAGCCCGCCGATCAGCGAACCAGCGGTCCAGCCGATCGCGAACCCGATGCCGGGCACCATCAGGCCGATGGCGGCGCCGACGACTCCGCCGATCAGGGACCCGCCCAACCCGCTCACGCCTCAACTCCCGGGAAGCGCCACACGGCCACGATGCGCGCCAGCCAGGCGGCGTCCAGCCGGTGCTCGACCACCTTGCGCAGGCCGGCGCCGTTGTAGGCGTGGATCAGCGAACAGCCGCCGTGCAGATAGTCGGCCACGATCGCGAAGTGCTGGGGCTCGGCCTGGAACCGGATCCAGGCGACGTCGCCGATCTGCATCTGGTCTTTCGGCACGCGCGTGAGGTTGGCATCCAGCACCCGGCGCATTTCGGCTGGGACCGGCAGCCGCCCATAGTTCGCGATGTCGTCGAAGCTCATGCCCAGGCGCTTGGCGACATGCACCGGCACGCCGGCGCAGTCCAGGGCCAGGCCGGCGACGCGGCCCTGGTGCAAGTACGGGGTCAACAGCGTTTCTCTCGCAATCGCGACGATCTCGGCGGCCGTTGTCATTGCGGCCCCGCGTACACCCGGCTGCCGGGCAGGAGGTCGAAGCCGCGATGATTGACGACGTTGTTGAATTTGTCCCCGCAGTCCTCGGTCTTTCGCTTCGTGCAACCAGCGGGCATGGAATAGGTATCCCCAATCGCCACCGTGAACGGCATGAGCTGGTGCAGCTTGATGACGCCAGCCGAGGAGGAGTCCTTGACTTCCATGCGCAGCCCAGCGTTTGCGCCGGTGAGCCACGTGATGTCGGCACCGATGAACCAGTCGTTTGCCTCGGTGCGAGAGGTGTCGGTGAACTCGCGGTCGCTGGCCACTGATGTGACGGCGCCGGTCACAGTCCATAGCGCCTTGTTGATCTTGCAGCGGGCGTCGCCGAAGTCCGCGTCGCACAGCTTCTCCACCAGCCGCACAATCCGCCTGGAGTAGGCCTGCATCAGCCCGCGCAGCTCGGCACGGAAGGTCGCCAGCCCGGTGTGCACTTCGCCCAGCGTGCCGGCGCGGATCAGGTTGCGCCCCATCGTGAGGTCTTTGTAATTGACCTCGAAATCCTCGACCGCGGCGAAGTCCCATAGCCCGGTCTGCACGTCGGAAGCAACGATGTGCGGGCTGGCCAGGAAGCCCTCGAGCTCCAGGTTGTCGGGGCTCAGGTCGCTCGCCGAATCCACATCGGACGGCGTGTACGCGGCCGTGCTCAGGTAGATGACTCCGGAGCCGGCGGGATACTCTATGTCGCGATCGAGCGCGGTCGCGGTGACGACCGTGCCGTTGGTGAGCGTGGCCTTCCAGCAGCGGGCCAGGGTTGTGCTGCCGAGGGCGTAATGAGCCTTCAGCGCGGCGGACAGGTCCGTGCGCATGGCTACTCGCGCACTTCCTGAAGAATGACCTTCGGGCCGCTGTAAAAGCGCATCTCTTCCGGCCCCGGAACTTCCAGCGTCCAGTCAACCGAATCGCTCTGGAAGTGCACCGGGACGTAAAAGCGCCCGGTCCAGGTCACGTCGGCGGCCGCCGGAGCCGAGGCGATGGTGACGATTCCGGTCGCGGCGTCCAGCGTGTAATCGGCCGGCGTCGCCTTCAGGACGCCGCTGATGGAAAGGGTAAAGGTGCTCGCATTAGGCCGCGTGATCTTGCGGTCCGCGTACAGCGTGGAAACCGTTTCGGTGTAGCGCTTGTAAAGCTGGAAGGTGGTCGAAGTGAGCGCCGCGACCACGCCGGAAGTGGAGCTGTCCGCCGCGACCGATACCGCATTGAAGTCGGCCGGGTCTTCCATCAGCAAGCCCTTGTGCCCGCCGCCGGTCAGGCGGTGCAGCGTCTGCACGTATTGCCAGTCGGCGCGCTGCAGCTGGATCGTGGACATATCGTATTCATGCAGCAGCTGCTCCCACATCGCGTTGACGCTCACCCGCCCGCTGACCTGTTCAACCCGCTGGTTCTTGAACATCAGGCGGCCCGTCAAGCCGGCCGACAGCACCTTGTTCTTCAGGATCAAGGTGGAGAGGATTTCGATCGTCATCAGCTATTCCTCGCCCGGCGTGCCGCCTGGATCTGCATGCCGCGCTGAATGTCGCGGCCCTGGTTCATGGCCTGTTCGCGCGTCACGTTGGGCCCTGCGGTGACGTTGACGTTGGTGGTGTAGTAGACGTTGCTGGCGGCAGCGCCCTCGCTCCGGCGCCAGCCCTGCGGGTGCACCGACCCCAGTACGGCGACATAACCGCCGTCGGAGTAGCCGGGCGTTTCCTCGTCCATGTGGCCGGACTTGGCCTTGCGGTGCAGGCGCTCGAGCCGGTCGACGCCGATCGCTGCCACGGCCGGCGCGCTGAAGACGTATTCCTTGCCGTGCACGACGCCGGCAGGTTTATCCGGATCGATGTCGCCCGTGTAGCCGCCCCTGGCCAGCCCTGCCAGCGCGAGGATGTCCGGCGACAGGCCCTCCAGCCCGGTGGTCCCCGTGAAGGTGCCGCCGCCCAGCAGGCCGCCCAGGCCTCCAGCAGCGCCAGCGCCGCGCGAAGCCGCCACCAAGGACAGCGCCGCAGCCGCTGCCTGCGCCGCCGCCGTCATGCTCGCGAGCGCGGCCGCGGAACTGGTCGAGGCGGCACTGATCGCGGCAGAGGCCGCGGTTTCGGCTGCCGACAGCGCCGCGGTGGATGCCGCCGCCGCAGAATTCCCAGCGGCGGCCGCGGCGTCGGCCCCTTTCTGGGCCAGGAGCTCCGCGCCGCGAAAGCTCTCCTGCGCGGTATTCGCGAGCGTGGCAGTCCTGTCCTTGCCGCCCACCAATCGAGCAAGCAGCCCGCCCGACCCGCCCAGGATGCCGCCGGTACCGAACAATTGCTGCGACAGTTCGCGCCCGGCCAGCTTGTTGAGCTCGCCGCCCACGGTGTTCGCGAAGGCCTTCAGCGCACCAGTGAGGCCCTTTTGGTCCATCAGGTCGGTGAAGAAGTTCGCCCCGGCATCCTTGAACAGGTCGTCGAACTTGTCCTTGAGCGGGTCCAGCGCGGACTTGAGCTGTTCGACCTGCAGGCGGAAGCCCTCGACGTCGATCTTCAGTTGCAGGTCCTGCGGGCGCTCGCTCGCGGCCTTTTCCACCACGGCGAGCTGCTGTTCCAGTTGCGCCAGCGCACGCGCGCGCGCATCGCCCTCGCGCGTGAGCGCCTCGATCTCCCCGATTGCGCCGGTGCGCTGCAGCAAGGCGATCCGCTCTTCCTCAATCGCGAGGCGCTGGTTGATCGCGCTGGTTTTCGTCTTCGCGTCGTTCAGCGCGGAGACCTGGCGCTGCGCCGCGGCAAAGGCGGCCTGGTCCTGCTGCGTGATCGGATGGCTCGATCCGGCGCTCTGGTTCGCCAGCACCGCGAGCTGCCTTCGGGCGATCTCGTCGCGAATGCGCGCCGCCCCGATCTCGTCGCCTTGCAGGCTCTTGAGGCTGGCCTGGTATTGCAGGACCTGCTCGTCCAGCGCCTTGAACGAGGCGCCGGCCTCCTGGTTGGCCAGGACCTGCGCGCGCGCGCCCTCGGTGCGCAGCTTGGCGGACTGCGCGTCGATCTCTTGCAGCCGGGTCTGGTCGGCGACCAGCTTCGACGCGTCCTTGGGACTGGTCTTCTTCGTTGCGTCCAGGTGAGCCTGGACCTTGACGCGTTCGATCTCCAGCTCGGCCAGTTCCGCGGCCGTGCCGGCAGCGATCGCCTTGCGCTTTTCCTCGTAGAAGTCCTTGAGCGAAATCGCGCCGGCCTGGAACACGCCCTGCAGGAAGCGATTGGAGAACGCGAGGTTGTCGCGCTCCTGCTGCAGACTGTCCTTGGAGGCCTTCAGGCTTTGCTGGAGCTGCGCGTCCAGGACCTGCTGCGCCTCGTTGCCGCCGCCCTGGCCGCGCTTTCTGACCTGGGCCATCTTTTCGTCAACACCCGCGATGGCCGCGCGCAGCCGCGTGGCCTGCTCGCTTTCCTTGCCATACAGCGCGATGGACTCGGTGAGTGCCGCGTTGAACCGCTTGCGCTCGTTTCCCAGGTCCGCCAGCTCTCCGGCCTGGCCACGGTAGGCCTTAGCCGCTTCCAGGGCGCGCTTGATTTCGGCGTCGCCGCCGCCCGCTGCCGCCGCGGCCGCCCCGGCGCCCGTAACGGGCGGGCCGAAACTGCCCGTGGCGCCGCCGGTCTGCTTTTCCGTGGGGGCGCTGCGAAACGGCGCGGTGACCGCGTTCGCGATCGCCGCCGGCGCGCCAATGCCCGGGATCATGGCCACGCCGATGTTGCCCAGCCCGCCGACCTTGTCGGCGTTGTTCACCAGGAACGTGACGAGCTTGACGGCCTCCCCGAGCAGCGCATTGAGGTTGCGCAGCCCGTCGGACTGGTCCATCTTGCGCATCGCCCCTTCCCATGAGTTTCCCAGGTCGTTGAACGATCGCTGCAATGGCGTCGAGAAGTTGTCGGCCGTTCCATTGACCAGGGCGAACAAGGCGGCGAACTGCGCGCGTTGCGCACCGGCGAGGTCACCCGCTTTACTCAGGCGCTCGATCGTCAAAATGAGCCCGCTGGAGAACCTGCCGTTGAGCGACTCGTCCAGCTGCTTGATGCCCTTCGCCGGATCTTCGAACGCCTTGGCCAGCGCCTTCGCTGCGGTGGGAATGTCGGTGCCGGTCGCCTTGGCGTAGTCGGCGGCCAGCTTGCCCAAATCCTTGAACAGCCCACCACCGATGTCGCGCGCCTTGGATAGCTCGGAGACGATCGAGGTCGCGACCTCACGGCTCACGCCAGGCGCGAGCTGGAGCTCCTTGAGGAAGTCCTTCAGTTCGTCGGTGGAGAACAGGTTGGACCTGCCGGTGCCGGCCAGTTGCGCCTGCAGCGAGTTCAGCCCGCGCGCGGCCGATTCGGCGCGCGCCATCGCGAACGCGAGACCGGCCACCGCCGCAGCAGCCACGGTGAACGGATTGACCATCCCGGCGATGTAGCCGCCCAGGGCGCGGGCGGCCGGGCCGATGCCGCCGAACATGTCCTTGAGTTGCCCGCCCTGCTGCAGCAGCACCATCATCGGCCTCTGCCCGGAGGAGAGGCTCACGGCGATGTCGGTGAACTGCGCCGGCACGCCGCGCAGGGCGAACTGGAGTTCGCGAGCGGTCTTGGACGTGCCTGAAAAGGCCTTGGTCGTGGCGCCCAGCGCACCCACCGCAGCCCCCTGCTTGGCGTTCACGGCCTCGAGCTGCGCCAGGTACGGCTTGAGCGCGTCGACGCTGACCCCGCGCTGCGCCGCGAGGGCTTCGTAGTACTTGGCCGAGGTGCGGCCGCCGGCATCCATCAGCGCCGTGGTGCGCTGGATCGAGGCGATCATGCTGGCGGTGGCGCGATCGATCTTCTGCGCCGCGGCCGGCGCGCCAGCGCCTATGCCTTCAATGCCCCTGCCGGCGCGCTGCAATGCGGGGGCCAGCTTGTCGCTGGCCGCCGCCGCCGCTGAAGTGGCCTGCACCACGCCGGCCGCCGAATTGGCCGCCGCCGCCCCGGCGCTCTTGACCGCTTCCTTGTACGCCCTCCAGTCCTCGCCGAGCTTGCGCATGGCGCTGCCGTGCGCCTCGGCCATCGAGGCGCCGCCGGACATCGCGTCCTTCATGGCCGCGCCCATGTTCGCCTTCTGGAACTGGGCCCAGGTCATCGCCGATTGCGATGCAGCCTGCGCGCTGGCGGCCGTGGAGCGCTGCACGGCCGCGCGCATGCGGCCCTCTTCGCTGGTGAGCGTATCGGCGGCCCGCTTGGCGCCCTCCCCGATCGCGTCCATCCCCTTGCCGGCGACCTGCCCGGCCTGCCCCACGGCTTGCGCCATGTCGCGCGCGTCCTGCTTGACCTCATTGAAGCCAGCTTTCGCCTCGGTCGCGTCGACGGTAACGCCCAATTGGACTTTGCGTTCTTCGGTCATGGGGATTCCGTCGTATTGATCGCGGCCAGGGCCGCTTGCTCGAGTACGCTGATGTCGGTCAGCATCAACTCGTAGTCGCGCTCGTCCAGCCGCATGCGATCCAGGAATCGGAACAGGACGTTGTAGTCAAGGCCGACGGCGCCGCTCATGCCGACGCGCCACTGCGTTTCCATTCGATCGAACAGCAGCCAGACCGGCCAGTTCTCCGGCCAGACTTCGACCGTTTCATCCTTTGCCGTTTTTGCCAGGGCCGCCAGGAACGCATTACCTTCCTGCGGTTTTTCCTCCCGCTGGTAGTGCGCCGCGGCGGCCCGCCTCAGTTTCCCAGTCGGCCTTCGACGCAGGCGGCCTGGTACGCTGAAATGATCGCTTCGGCGCAGGCTGGCATTTCATTGCACAGCTGCCGCACATTGGCGGGGTTGAACTCTTCGTCCAGCTCCCAGCCCTCGAGGATCTGCATGATGTGGTTGGCGTTCCACTCCGAGCGTTTCTCGATCAGCGTCTCGGCCCGGTACACGGTCTTGCCGTCAGCATCGGTTTCGGCTTCGATCTGCGGGTATCCCGGCAGCGCGTCGTGGAAGGCACCGTATTCCTTGCGGGTGCGATAACGGTACGTGACCGATGCGGTCATTTCAGTGCCGTCCACGTCGGTGAACTTGACGGTGTGCTGGAACGATTTTGGGCGCGAACCCAGCTTGATCTTGGCCATGATGATTTCCATTCGCGGGGATTGAGGAATGCCCGTGCCCCAGCCGGCCTCTCCCCGCGAAGAGAGAGAACCAGCCAGGGTCGGTGCTCAGGGGTGGGCTTGCGCCCGGGGGAGATCAGGAGTCGTACGAAACCGTGCGGCCCAGGAACGTGATCGCGCACTTGACGGTGTTGACCTGACGGCGCGTGAGGTTCGGCACTTCGGACACGGCGAGGTAGCCGTACCCGAGCGACTGCTCGCCGCCGGACAGCAGCATGCGGAACGCGACCTTCGTGCCGGCGCGCGAAAGAGCCAGCATGGCCTTGTAGACCGCGTTCGAGGCGTCGTGACCGAGCGTGAGTTCGATTGCCGCCGCATTGAAGCCGACCGGGATCTTGAAGCCCTGGCGCTTGGACAACGGTTCGACGTCCGTGTACGCGGGGTCGCCGCCCTGCGATCCGATCGTCAGCACCTGCGGGATGGTCTGCCAGGAACTGATCTTGCTGGCGGTTCCGACGCCGGCACCGGCCGCGAACAGGGTCGTGGAGGTCGTGTTGATGTCGACCATTTCCCAGGTATCGGCAGCGGTCTGGTTGACCTTGACGACGGAATCGTTGATGTCTTCCCAGCCGGATTGGATCATCACCAGGTCGTCATCGCTGTAGCCGTGGCCCACCGACGTGACCACTGCCGGGTCGGCGTTGGTGACCGCCGTCAGCGGGGTCGTGGCGGCAAAGGTGGATGAAAACTGGAACGAACTGCCCTCAGGAACCTTGTACGCGCAGAGCATCAGGCCGCTTCGCTGCATGTGCCGCGTGAGCAGGACAAAGAACGGATACAGCGCCGCGACGAGCATGTCTTTGAGCGCCAGGAGATAGGCTTTCATGGTTTACCTTTCAGGGACGAAAAAAAGCCGCGTGGCGCGGCGGTTGCGGGTCATGCCCTTGCGGGCGCTGCAAATGAAAAAGCCCGGTCGCGGCCGGGCTTCGTCAGATGTCGGGGGGATCAGGGAGCTATCGGCTGCTCCACACGGAAAACTCTTGTTCCGATCCAAACACCGGAACATCGGCGTCGAAGTCGGACACAGGAGCGCTGATTGGCTTGGCCGTGAACGTGGATGCCAGCACCATTGCCGATTCGATGGCAAGCATGGTTGACGCCGCGCTCGCGCGGCTGTTCGCCCAGACGTTCACCTGGAAAATGCCGTGCTGCAGGTTCGGTACTTGTTTGGCCAGCGGGCTGACGACGTCGCCGCCGACTTGCCGGTACGTGACATAGGGCCGCTGCGTTGCGACCGGTGCGAAGTCCGGGAACACGCGCGTGACGCCAGGGACGTTGCCCAGCACGGTCTTGATGTCCGTTTCAATGGTCATTTCTTGCCGTTCAAGATTTCGAGCAGCTTCGCCTCTGCCGCGTCCAGTGACTGCGGGAATTTGGATGTTGCGTTGCGAACGAACCGCCGGCCCGGGATCTGCGCCGGGCCGCCCTTGCGCGGCACGTAGTAGGCGTCCTTGACCGCCTGGGAAGCCCTGCGGCTCGGCTTGGGCCTGCCGCGCATCGACGGGCGCACGGCGGTGTACCAGTTGCCGTCCCTGCCGAGATAGGCCGCGTAGCGCTGGATGTGGTCGTACTCCAGCAAATGCCCATGCGGCGCGCGCACGCCAGATCCTCCGGTTCTCCAGCTCACGTGATAGGTGGACCGCGCCGGCCCGCTGTTGGACGCCGAGAACGCCTGGTAAATCGACGCCAGCAGGTTGCCGGTCTTGCGGCCCATGCGCCGCACGTTGCTTTGCACTTCCTCGTACAGCACCTGGATCGCCGCCTGCGCCGCCGGCCGCGTCGCTGCTTCGACGTCGTCGCCGAGTTCGTCCAGCAGCGCGTCAAGGGCGGACGTGTCGGCGCTGATCGTGACCGTGTGCTGGCCAGGAACGTAGGAGGATCGGCGGCTCACGTGATTACCTCGCACACCAGGTTGACGCCATCCTTGCCCTGTTCGTCGGGCAGAACCGCCTTGATCTGGAACACGGTTGAGCCGAGCTCCACGCGCATCGCAGTGGTGATGTCGGTGCGATACCGGATATTGATCGAGGCCTTGGCCGTCGAACTCTCGGCACCGCCCTTGATGGTTTCGGTTCCGCTCAGAAACTGCACGTTCGCCCAGATCCCGGGAGCGAAGATCGACCAGTCGCCGGTCGGCTGGCCGAGCGCGTCCTGGGCTGTCGGCGGCGCCTTGATCGTCACCTGTCGGTTGCGCTTGCGCAGGTCCATTCAGAGCTCCATCACGCGATGCTGTAAATCTTCAGACCGGACAGCAGCGCATCCCGGGCCCGGACCAGCGCAGCGCGCTGATCTGGCGTGAGCGGCTGGTACAGCAGTTCCACACCCAGCAGAATCGCCGCCTTGATCTCATCCGGCACGCCGGCGGCATAGTCTGGCGGCGAGCCGACGGGCGCATAGCCGGCCATGTGGTCGATCCGCAGGCTGTCGGCGCGGGCATGGGCCACAGGAAATGAGAACGCTGGCACGAACTGCAGCTGAGGGACCTGCTCGTCGGTCACGAAGTAGTCGACCGGATCAATCGTCTGCAGCGCTTTGTCCGCGTCGTAATAGGCGACGCTCACCACCGAGATGACTGGCGGGCGCAGCAGCGCGATCTTGCGGCTAACCGGGAATCCATTGGTCACCTGCAGCAGGCGCTGCGACACGAAAGCCATGTGCGCGATCTGCTCGCACTCCCTGCGCGCTGTCTTGATGAACCGCGTCAGCATGGTGTCGTGGGGGTGCGACGCCGGGCTGCCCGGCGTCAGGTCGAGCCTCAAGTGCTGGTAGACGTCTTGCAGCGTTACCGGCTCCACCGCGGGTTCGGTCAGCGTGATGATGTTCATGCGTTCCTCGGGGTGTTGCTCGCTGGCTCTTTGCTCTGTTCCTCATCCCAGAGCGCCTCCGCCTCTTGCGCTGTCGCGGCGTCAGGACCGATGTGCTCGCAGCCCCAGCAGCGCACGAAGTGCACGCGCGGCTTGGCTCCCATCTGGAAGGACTCCAATTGCGGCTCGCCGCCGCATTTGCAGGGCATCACGCCATCGCCTCCAGCAGGTTCAGCACCGCGGCATAGGCCCTGCGGTTGGCTTCGCGACATGGCTCCAGCTCCAGGCTGGGCAGGTACTCGAACTTGCTGCCCCATGGCATCAGGGCCACCTTGCGCCCGAGTAGCAGCGCCCAATAGGCGCCGTGATAGCTCGAGGTGATGACCATGCGCCCTTGGGCCAGGAAGCGCACCGATTCCTCGATCGTGCCGTCGATGTTGGACATTCCCGGCGCGTCGCGCGGCTCCTGCACCCGGATCCTGCGCGCCGCCGAATAGCGCACCACGTCACAGATCGGACCCGGCAGCGGTTCGTCGAACACCGGATGCATGCATGAGGCGCACGGCACGTGCATGAAGCCGGCGACCTCGTCGCGCGGGAAGTACAGGTTGCATTTGAGGCCAGCGCGCCGGTGCTCTTCGTCCATGGCCGCGTGCCAGGGCGGAACCCGCACATGATGCCCGACGCCCCAGGCTACCGTCAGGCCCGGCCACTGATGGAACATCGGTGAGGCGATGATGGATCCGCCCCCATAGATCACCAGGTCTGGCCGGTAGCCGCGGGGCGGGGATGCGATGTCTGCCACCTTCTTTTCATGGCCCGGGAACTCGAAATACTCGACCGGGCAGGAAGCGAGGTCCCCCACGTTCGCGGTGTCGCGCCGATGCAGGCCGAGTACCTTCATTGCAGGTCCCGGCGAAAGGCGAAGGCTCCGATGCTCTCGCGCCCGGCGTCCGTTTCGTGGCTGCTGGTCTCCAGCAGGCGAAATCCGTGAAGGGCCATCCAGCCGACGAACCCGGGCATGGTGAAGTAGTACAGGTGCTCTCCCGGCTTGTAATGCTTTGACTCGCGGATGGCATGCAACGCGCCGAACACCGGCACTGCCGCCAGCACGATGGTTCCCATGCGCACCTTGGACAGAACGCTTTCGGGCTTGCGGATGTGCTCGATGGAATCCCAGAACGTGACGGCATCGAACGCAGACGGGTCGTCGGCGAAGGCACCGATTTCCTTGAGAGCGGCCACCGTCTTGGGGATGACGTCGAACCCCTTGGCGTCGAACCCCCAGCCGCGGGCGGTGCGCACGAACGTGCCGCAACCGGCCCCGATGTCCAGTACCGACGATTCGAGCGCGGCGTGGCGGGCCAGCATCGCGCAGCGCCCGGCGTTCAGTGCGGCAGCGACCGGCGAATCCTCGAGCGCCTTGTAATGGTCGTGGTAGGCATCGTCATACGCAATAGGCGCGGCGTTCATGTCGCGCTGATACGCCACCCCATGATCCGGACACAGCATCAGGTCGCCGTCGCACTGGGCCCGGAATCCAGCGATCACCCTATCCATGGCGGCCATCCCACAGCGCGAAGCAGTCGAACAGTGCGCGCCGGACCTGATCTGGCGGCAACGCGTTGACCAGATTCCACACCGGCGCCTGCGCCGGCCAGTATTCGTGAAATAGCACGTGCCGGCAGCGCCGCACCAGGTCGAAGTCGCTTGCCGTGTCCCTGGCATGGTCGCCGTCCACATAGGCGAAATCGAACTCCAGCGCGTCGACGATCCGCTTCTTCTCGGAGTTGTCGCGGGCATCGTGGAACTCGATCTTGTCGATGCCCAAGTGCGCGCAGATGTCGCGCTTGAGCAGCTTTGATGGGCTGACGTCGACGCTGACCGAGATCACGCGCTCGAAGAACTGCGACAGCAGCACCGCCGTGACGCCGTGAAAGGTTCCGATTTCCAGGCAGGTCTTTCCGCGGACATGGTTGGCGCGCAGGAAGTGCTCGAATTCCCGGGTGCCGCTCGAGCGCAGGAACGCGGCCGGGCCGAACGCGCGCAGGATCTCTCTCATGTACGGGTTGGCAAAAGCGCCCGCGCTGATCTCTCCGACGATCCCGGATACTTGTTCGTTCATCGCTGCCCTACTCGTCGAAGACGGCTGTCGTCAGATGCGGCTTGTGAAAGACGAGCGCAGGCGTCACGTTGCACACGCGCCGGCGCGGCGACGCAAGGCCGCGGCGCGAGAACATGCAGGTAAACGGCTTGTCCAGCGCCTCGGCCGCGACCAGCAGCCAGCACGTTTCACCGAAGAACCGGTCGGCGGCCGTCGCGATGTCGATCACGTCGGACACTGAAGTCCGGTCGAACAGATCGAGATCGCACGGCGCGCCTTCGTCGCGATCCAGGGCGTGGTGGGTTCCGACCTTGACCCGGAAGCACTCGCGCTGCGCGGCCAGGTGCGCATTGAAAGCCTCGCTCCGGGGCCGCAGCAGCGCCTGCTCTGGGTTGTTCGCTTTCTTGTTCGGCTGGTAGACCAGGATCGGCCGCCCGCCGGCCTGCGCCTTGATCCGCTCGACCAGGGCCGGATTGCGAACCTTCCAATCCAGGCGCAGCGCCACCGGCTCGCGGATCCCCACCTGCAGGCAGGCCCGCGTAAACTGGTCCTGTCGCTCGAGTGCCGGATTGCGGCAGAACACGCAATAGGCGGCCAACTCCAGGTCTTCCGCTCCGGTGAGCTGGTCCAGGCCTTTGACCGTTGCCGCCACGCCGTGGAAGGCTTCCGGCCACAGGGTGAATATCGTCACGGCCTCACCGCGCTCGAGCAGGTGCAGCGCGATGGCGCGCAGGTAGAGCGCATCGCCCAGGCCTTTGGACGCCTTGATCTCGATCATGCAATCCTCATCACAGCTCGCAGCCGCGCGTCGAATGTCATCGGGTAGCGCGCCGCGTTCTCGCGCATCCAGGCCAGCTCCAGGTCCGGCCGGTGGCAAATCGGGTCGCCGTTGTTTTTCTCGCGCCAGGGCTCGTCCACGTTGTGCACGCCGCTGGCGAATCCGTCGAACCCGGTCAGGTACAGCGAGCGCGGTTCGCACGCCAGCACGTCCAGGATCGCCGCGAAACCAGTGGTCGGCTGGTGCTTGCCTAGCAGGTCGAACTTCGCCAGAAACCGGGCGTCATCCGGAACGAACGTGTCGCAGAACCACCATCCGGCCCGGTTGCGATAGATGTACGTGTAGTCGATGCCCACCAGCTTTCCGCGCGCACGATGCCATTCGGACTCGATCGGCTGCGAGTTGGGCAGCTTGCACATGCACAGGGTCACGCCGGCGCAGTGCAGTTCGTATGCGCTCTTTCGGATTGACGTGCCGTAGAAGCTGTAATGCACGTCGCAGCGCGATCCCTGCGCCGGTCCGGTCTTGAAGTTGTTCACGCGGGCCACGAGATCATGGCCATCGATGAAGCCTGGCGCGTTGTCCAGGCAGCCGGGTCCACTGCCCACGATCGCAACCGACTTGCCGCGGATGCGCTCGATGACTTCAGAGAACTGCACGAAACGCATGCGCCGCCTCCGAGATCCGCTCCGCGGTCCAGTCGTCCATGACCCAGCGGCTGGACTGCTTCGAAAGGATCTTCTGCGGCGTGCACTGCCGGATGAATAGCGTCGCCGATTTCAGCCCCTTGGCGGCCCACACCACCATCAGCGGCTTATCGAAGGCCTCGGCCAGCGGGATCATGAAGCTGCACTGCCCGACCAGCCCGCTCGCAATCCATGCGATGTCCAGCAGGTCCGCCGGGCTGGTGCGCTCGCTCAGGTCGACGTCGGCCGTGAGCGGGTAGAGCTCTGCGCCCTTGCCGACTTCCACGATGAAGCAGTCCTTCAGCCCAGCGAGCACCGCGTCGAATGCTTCGCGCCTAGGCAGCATCTCGAAGGCGAACCCGTCCTTTCGGTCCATCGGCGGGCGGCCCCCGTTGACCATCACGATCGGCCGGCCGTTGGCCATTGCCTTGAGGTCGGCCACCAGCATCGCGTTCTTCACCTCCCAGCGGAACGACAGCGCGAGATCGCCGACGCCGGCCAGCGTGCAGACATCCTGCCACTGGTTCGTGTTCGGGTTGGCCTTGCCGTGGGTGTAATGGGCGACCACGTTGCAGCCGATGCGATCGAACTGCTCGATGCGGGCGCCGCTATCGGCGAATACGTCCGGGTAATCGCAGCAGACGGTGACCTTCTCGCCCTGGCGCACGAAATGCTCGGCCACTGGGCGCACATACAGGGCATCGCCCAGCCCACGTCCACCGCGAAGACGGATCATGCTTTCGGCTCGACAGCCTTAAAAACCGTGTGGTGTTGCCGCTCCGTCACGATGGCGACAACCTCGGCTGCGATCGGAACATCGCCTCCGACAATTTCAAGATCGAAGACGCCGCGCTGCGGATCGAAAGTGGCCCCGACGATCTCCGTGGACAGTAGATCTGGGAATAGCACTTGAGCCACCATTTCAGCGGAAACTGTTAACTTGGCCATGAGAAAACCTCTTGCAGCTCAGCCTTCTGGAAGGTGTCGATGGCCGTTCCCGGGCTGCAGTTGATGACCTCGACACCGGCGCCCTTGATCGCGCTCTCTGCCATCGACATCGCCTGGCGGTACATCGGATAGCAGGACACAGATTCGATCTGCGGGTGGTCGCCGAACCAGTGCCGATTCCCGTCCTTGGCGATCTTGCCGTCGAACCCGAGCAGGATCACCCGCTTGGCGCCAGCCAGGACCGCCAGATTCAGCGCCTGGAATCCAGAGTTGCGCCCGGTCACCAGCGCCCGCGGGTCCAGCGACAGTCCGAAGTTGCCCTGCGCCTCTTTCCGCACCAGGAGATGGACGGCCGGATCTGCCGGGACATTCCCGTTGCTGTCGATCCCGCACTTCACGCCGCGGAAGCCCGCCCAGCGGTCGCTCACCTGTTCTGCGCTGAGCCTCAGCGCGGGCTTGGGGATGCCTTCGGTGTGCCACCGGTGCCACTGCGCGTCGGCGGCGTAGTGCACGTCCGCCCACGGTGCCAGCAGGTAGGCATCATTGACGACGATGCAGCGGATCCGGTCTGCCTCGCGTGCGCCGCGCACCAGATCGACCTGTTCCGGCGTCAGGCTGGGCCCCCCGGCAATGATGACGACCGTCAATCCCTTCCAGACCGGCAGCACCTCGCTGTGCCGGTCCCCATCGATCCGCCGCAGGATCATTACTTCAGGCGAACCGGTCCGCGCGGGACTGAAGGCCCGGCATCGGCATCCTTGCCGTCGCGGCCGCGCTTGACGGCCAGGCGCCAATCCTCACTCTCGCCTGGCTTGCCGACGGGATCATCCTTCTGCGCGATCCAGAACGAGCCGGCCCAAGTCACGCCGTCGCCCTGCCGGTGCGGCTGCCCTTCGCGGAAAACGCCGCAGTCCTTGAACCGCGGCAGCCGCAGAGCAAATTCCTTTTTCAGGTCGCCACGGACAAAGCGCAGCGTGACGTTGCCATCGCCGTCGTGCTCGACCTGCAGGTCCTCGAGCTCCAGCGCGTCGCGCCCGTTCTTCGGCGTCGGCATGCGCTCGACGGCACGCTGCAGCACGTCGGCGGCGCGGCGTTCGAAGTCCAGCGCCCACTTGCCGAGCTCGACCTCGAACATCGGCCTGATATCGTCGATGGTGACGCTCTTGCCGTCGGCGCCGCGCTCCCCAGGAGCGCCGTCCTTGCCGTTCAGCCCTTGTTCGCCCTGCTGGCCCTGCGGTCCCTGCTCTCCGCGCTCCCCAGGATCTCCCTTTTCACCAGACGGGCCCTGCTCTCCCATGTCGCCCTGGATCCCAGGATCACCCTTGTCGCCTTGCGCGCCTTTTTCGCCGCGCTCGCCAGGGTCGCCTTTTTCTCCACGCTCACCAGGCGCACCGTCCTTGCCGGCCTGGCCCGGATCGCCCTTGTCACCGGCCGGTCCCTGTTCGCCACGGTCTCCTGGATCGCCCTTCAGTCCAGGCTCGCCACGTTCTCCTGTGGCGCCATCCTTGCCGTCCACACCATCGCGTCCGGCAGATCCCGCTTCGCCGCGTTCGCCACGTTCGCCGGGGTCCCCCTTGGCGCCGACTTCGCCGTTTTTGCCATCCACGCCATCGCGGCCTGCGGCACCGGCTTCACCACGTTCGCCAGCGTCTCCCTTGGGCCCTGGTTCACCGCGTGCGCCGTCCTGCCCAAGGTCGCCCTTCTCGCCCTTCTCGCCCTTCTCGCCGGCCGGGCCCTGGTCGCCCTTCTCGCCCTTCTCGCCGGCCGGGCCCTGCTCGCCGCGATCACCGCTGTCGCCCTTGTCACCGCGATCTCCCTTCGGGCCGCCGGGGATGGCTTTGATACGCTCATCGAGCCGTTCGATCCTCTCTTCTATTGCCTTGAAGGCTGGCGCGACGTACTCGTGCACGCTCTTGAACACGGCCACCACCAGCGCTTTCACATCAATCATTGGTAGCCTCGATTGGTTTCGTGAGTGGCGCAAAGCCCTTGACGGCATCTCGCGCGAAGTCATCGACAGCAGCCACGTCGCGCCAGAACTTCGCCTCGCCATCGTCGGCTGCCGGCGTCGGGGCGGCAGCCGGTGTCGGCGCCGGCGCCGCGGCATTGGCGAACGGGTCGTCCTTCGCCTCGCGCTTGGCCAGAGCCGCCAGCGAGTAGTTCTGCTGCTGGATCAGCGGGTACTTGCCGCCTGGGACCGGCTCCATGTTGAACATGGCTCGGCCTTCGTCCGGAGCCAGGACGCCGGCTTGCCTCAGCTTGTCGACCACCTCGGCCTGTGACTTCGTGTCCATCCGGATCAGGTCGGCAATCTCGAACTCCGTGCGCATGTCGGTGGGCAGCGACAGGCCGTCGTCCAGGCAGGCCTCGGTCTGCTCCATCATCTTTTGCAGGCACTGCTGGTAGTAGCGCATCGTTTCGGCTTCGATGGAGCTCCCGGTCGGAATGGGCCCGCCGACCATGAAGTACGGCACCAGGAACGCGCGCGCGACGTCCTCCCCAGTCCATCCCAACTGCTCAATCAGCTGTGCTTGCTCAGCCGGAACGGCCATCGACGTGAACTCGAGGCCATCGCCGCCGACGAACAGGCGCCCGAGCTTGGAGCCGGAGAAATTCGCCTCGAATTCGCTCTTGAGCCGAATCGCGGTCTCCGGGCTGATGGTGGCCGGTGCGGTCAGCATGCCGCCGGGCCGGCTCATGTTGTCGAAGAACGTCGCGCTGTTGGTCTGGATCCTGCGGCCCTGGGTCGCCGACAATGCGGCGGCATAGATCGGGGGCACCCCGACCAGCGGGTGCCACAGACAATTCATGCGGTCGTGGATGATCTCGCTGGCCGGAAAAACCAAGTCTCCGATCAGGCCGGCCAAATGGTCCGCCTTGATCTGGTAGTACACGTCTCCGCTTTGCGCAACCAGCGGCGTCACGCGCTGCGCGTCCAGCACGTGCAGCGCCGTCACGATGCCGCGGGCGTCGCGCGCCTTCAGCACGTAGGTGTTGCCGTACATCAGCTTGGACAGCACCCAGATCTCGATGAACTGGACCCGCGTCTGGTAGCGGTTGGGCTTGCGCAGCACCGGCAGAAACGGTGAGCCTGCCGTCACCTCTTTCCAGACGCCGCTTTCCTGCTGCCTCATCAGCTTCACGCGCAGCTTCGCGTGATCGCCGGCAATCAGGGTGATGGGCGCGTAGAGCGCGGAATTGGCGAGCAGGTCGCGCGGCGAATCTACTTCCACCACCTGCTGGAACGCGCCGGAGAAAGACTCTTTCAGCACGCTGAACCATCCGCCGGAGTACGAACTCACGGAGGACATCGACGTTGCCTTCGTGCGAAGGCCGGCGACCAGCCGCGTCACGAAAGCAGGAAATTTCATTTTCAGGCCGCCTTGCGCGAGTTGGCGCGGCGGGCGCGGGGCTCGGCCGTCATGACGCGCGTCTCGTATGTAGCTGCAGATCCGGCGCTCGTCTCACGGGCCTGACCATCTTCTGGCTCGATTCGACCCAGCGCCGTCATGAACGCGACGTGGCGCTGCTCCACTTCGAACACGTCTCCGACCTGGCGCTGAACCCGGTCGTACTCATGGGCGATCTTGGCTTTAAACAGTGGCATGGTTTTCTCCAATGGAAAGGGGCGCAGCCCATGCGGACCGCGCCCCCTCTGTTAGCCCTCAGGCGTTACGCCACGTAGGCGGCTTCCTTGATGTAGGCCACGGCCGTCGCGCGCGACTTCTTCCAGTTGACCGGGCGCACGGCGCGCAACGCCACGCTCTTGGTCTGGAACATCGACACCAGCGACGTCGTGCCGGCGGTCCCGGCAGCTGCATCGCCGGTCGGTGCATCGGTCATTTCGACCGAAGCCTCGCGAGAGGCGTCGATCTCGACCGCACCGTCATCGGCCAGCATGATGTCGGATTGCTTGGCCAGGATGATCATGTGGCCGGAATCCGGGCTGCCGGTGATATTGGCGCAGTTCGACACGACCGCGGGCAGGCCCGCGAATTCGCCGCCGTTGATCCCCATCTTCGGGAACTCGTTCTGGCTGAGCGCGTTCTGCATCATGCTGATGGTCAGGGCCATCGTGTGATCCAGGATCCAGGTCGCCGTGGTCGGGTCATCGTTGTTGGCGATGAAGGCTCGGAACAGCGTCTGGATGTCGGCGCGGAAGTTGGCCAGTGCGGTCCCGGTCGGTTCCACCGGTGTGACGCCGTTGGTGATCGACGCGGGCGACACGTTGGCGACTTCGGCGAAGTTCGGGTCCAGGAACCTTCGGTCCGTGAACTCGACGATGGCTTTGGCCATGTCATCGCGCATCTTCAGTTCCGCCGACGGCGCCGAGCTGCGCACCAGTTCCTCGGCCAGCACCACCAGGCCGGCGACCTTCGCCATGCCCAGGTTCACTTCGATGCTGTTGCCCTTGGACACCGGGATCGCCTTGCCCTGGCCGACCCAGCTCGCGGTGCTGCCGCTGTCCATGCCGGAGACACGCACGTTGAAGGGCACCTTCGTCAGGCCGGTCAACTTGCCCAGCACCGTCATCGGCCGCAGCATGTCGATGAATTCGCTTTCCAGGTTCTGGTTGTAGACCCATTCCGAAGCCCAGCCGCTGGTCGTGGTCGTGCCAGCGCCAACCGCCGTCTTCAGGAACTCGACCACTTGGGGCGACTGGTCGGCCCAGGCCTTCTGGTTCTGCGCGAACATCAGCGCCAGCATCGGGTTGCCGGCGGCGGCGATCATCGACTTCACGTAGCGCACGAACGCGATGCCCTTGGGCAGGTTCGACGCGACGCTGATCACGCCATTGGGCACCACGACGGAACTGCCGCCGCGGGCCGCGGAAGCGGCTGCCGGATCGCCGGCTACGGCCTTATTGATCGGCGTGGCCGCCTTCACGGCTTGAGCTTCCAGGACGCGCAGGTCGGCGAGCTCTTCGTCGATCGCCTTGATCTGATCGGTCAGCCCCTTGAACTCTTCCTTCTCGGCCTCGTCTTTCGAGCGTCCTTCGTCGATGGCCTTGCTCTGGATCTCGGTTTGCCGTGCGACCAGGGAGGCGCGCTTCGCCTCGAACGCGGAGATCTGTTCGCCGAGCGTCTTCACCTCGCCCACCATGAACGGCATGCCGCCCATGGCCGCGAGGCCAGCCAGCACGTCATGCGGCAGCCAGTTGAACTGGAACACGGCGATCGCCACGATGGTGAGAACGACGGCCATGAGAGCCATCGGATTGTTGCGGAAGTACGTTTTCACGATTGGTCCTTTCGGGAGTGGGTCACTTGAGGTAGACGACGCCTTTGCGGCGGGTCTGCGGTGTTCCCGAAGCGCCGGGAGTCGAGGCCTTGAAGTCCTCGGGGTCGAGCCGTACGACCGGAAGCGCGCCCTTTTCGCCTAACGCGGCGCGGCGCTGCTCCTGGTCGAGCGACTTGATTGCTTGAATGGAGCAGTCGGAGTTGGCCGGCACGGTGACCGCGCTCAGCTCCAACATCTCCCATTTCATGTAGCGATAGCCGTAGGTGCCGTCGATGTGGGCCGACTCGATCGGATCGAACCCGATCGACAGCCCGCGTACCAGACCGGCCTTGAGGGTCTGCCAGGCCTCATCGAGGCGGTCCTTCAGCTTTCCTTCGTCGGCGACGACGGCGACCTCACATTCGACGTCGATGCCCTTGTCGGTGACCTTGGCCGAGCGCACCCAGCCGATCGGCTCGCGCGAGTTGTGCTGCCACAAGAGCGGCGCCGGCAGCTTGATCTGCATACCCTTGGGCTCAACGATGTCGCCCATGCGGTCGACGCTTGGTGTGCTAGCGGTGCCGGAGAACTTCCGCTTGCCGCCGGCATCGTCCATGGCCTTGACTTCCAGGGTGGAATACGCGCGCTGTTTCATGTGGGACTCCAGAAATGCGAAAACCCGCCGAGGCGGGTCTGGGTGGTTGATGGGGTTGGCCTGTTTCAGCCGATGGTGAAGAACTGGAACTTCTTTCCAGGAGCCTCGGGGTTCAGGGCCATCAGCGAAACGGAATCGAACAGCGCCATGAGCGGATCGATCTTGGCCGTCCCGGATACCTGCTTCGTGATGGCGACCGCATTGCCCTTAGCCTCGGCCTTCGCATTACCGACGCACCAGGCCATCATCGGCGATCCGTCGTGCACCAACTGGCCGCCGGCGAGCTTGCGCTCGGTGGTCTTAATCGCTGCGTTCATCCGCCAGCCCTGGCTGATCCCGATGATCTGCTCCGGCGTGATTCCACACTCCTCGGAGGTCAGTTCGTCCAAGATGTCGCCGATCCCGGCAGCGTCGACGCCAATCGCGTTCTTCTCCGGCAGCAATCCAGCTTCCTTGATCCGCTTCACGATGGCCGCCAACTGCTTCACGTCTTGCCCGGGCCGTTCGACGATGGTGAGCTGGCTTGTCTTGGCGAAGTCCAGAAGCCGCGGGGCGATCGCTTTGCGCCGCTCGAGCACGATCCTGTGCGCCCAGGCGTGCTGCCACGCCAGCCAGCGCTTCTTCATGACGACCTGCGCCGGCACCGTCTCGCCGGCTTCGTTCACGTGCTCCGGCTCGATGACCTTGGAGGCCTGCTTCTCGCGCCCCAACGCACTCAGCCCGAGCAGATCATCGAGCCCGCCGCCGTCGGCGCCGCAGACGACCACCTCGCAACGGTCCATCAGCGCTTCGAGCGTAAGGCCGGGCTCGGCGGCCGCTTCCCAGAAGTCGGCGCCGGCCCACCGGTCGGACATCAGCGCCAAGCCGATCTCGATGTCCAGGTGCTGCGAGGCCCACTCGCGCATTGCCTGCTCGCCTTTGGCCTGCTCGTCGGCGAATGCTTCCTTCAGGGTCTGCAGGTGGACCGACCGGCCGATATTCGGATTCACCAGCGACCAGTTCTCCGGATCGAGCCATGGCTTGGCGCGATCCTGCTGCATTTCACGCGGGAACTCGTAGAGCACCGGCAGGGTCGCGCCCTTGCGCTTGCCGTCGCGGATCTCGCGCGCCTTGATCAGGTCGTCCTTGAACACGCCCGCCGGCGCTTCGTCGCTCTGGGTCGTGATCGTGACCAGGAACGCTTCCGGGAACGGCTGCATGCCCCCGCGCAACTGCAGCATCGCCTTGCTCGCCCTAGCCATCTTGCCCAGCACGTGGAGCTCGTCGATCAGGCCGCCGACCACCTTCTTGCCGGTGACGATGTCCGGATCGAAGGTCATGATCTCCAGCTTCGCCCCGGTTTCGCGGTGAACCACCGTCTTGAGGTGGTCGCGGACATGGAGCTTTTTCTCCAGGACCGGATCCAGGTAGATGGCGCCGGCCAGCGCCGTGAAGGCGTCGTCGGCGGTTTTCTGCACCGGGGCCGTCAGCAGGAACGGTGCCCGCGGCCGCTGGTTCATCAGCAAGGCCGTGAGCATCAGCAGCGCCCCGCCAGTGGTCTTGTTGTTCTTCTTCGGGATCAGCAGGAACAACTCGCGGATGTACCGGGTCCTGGTCACCGGATCCAGGGAGCCGAATAAGGCTCGCACGATGTCGCGGAACCAGTCGGCACCGGCCTCGGCCATCGTCGGCGTGCCGTGGACATCGAACAGCCGCAGCTTGTTGAAGATGCCGACGGCCCGCTCGGCCTCATCCCTGAACAGCGGCAGGTCCGGCACCAGGGACCGGCCCGAGCGCAGCCGATCCTCCCAGTCCGGGCAGGACAGGTCCCAGCTCATTGAACCGGCGTCGTGCCGGGCTTGAGCAGGCTTTCCCACTCAGTGCCCTGGCCGGCCGTGACCGCGTCAGCGGCCTGCTGCTCCTTCTTGCCGACGGTTTTCGCGATCGTCGCCGGTTCGGGCGCCACCGGCGCTGCCGCCGCTACCGGAGCACCAGGCTGGACGGGCGGGGCCGCCAGTTCCGGCTCCGTCGCCAGATAGGCCTTGGCCGCGGAAGTGCTGCCTTTTCTCAACGCGGCCCGGTACTGGGCCTGCAGCACTTCCAGCCGGCGCATCGCCGCCCCCGTGGACAGTTCCAGCGCGTAATGCTTGACCAGCGTGTCGCGATTGATCCCGAGGGCCAGCGCGATGTCCTCGTGCCTCATGCCACCGCCGGCGCCGATCGACACGGTCCGGCGACTGGCCTTGGTCGGCTTGTGCTCCGGACGGCCGCGGCCTCGCTTTACTGGCGATTTATTCGGCATGGCTGGCAACTTTCGGTGGAATTCATCGGAGGGGGGAAAAAAACCTACGCGTGGG